AATAACTAATGAGTTGGGCAAGCATAAATCATGAAGTGGTACATAAAGCTACTATGGAGCACGATAGTGTAATTGAAAACTACATAACAAACCCTACAAGCGGCAGTCGAAATCAAAACACTATCGTTGCTCTGGAGTATGCCAAGCTTGTGTGTAAGGAGTTACGCGGTACATCTTACGCAATGAAAGACCACAAGTCAGTATGGATATACCGTGAAGGTGATACCCATGTCATGGGCTGGGTTGGCTATGGCGATTGGCAGACAACACAGACTTCAAAAAGTCAGTTTGTCATGTATGCTCCGTTCCACGAAAACCGCAAATACCGAGAGGACAATAATCAGTATCGCATGGCTATGTTTAACGACAGAGACAAAGCTATCAAAAAAGCCAAGGCTCTGTTCAGAAGTTATACGGTTGGCGAGAGCGCATGCGCACTGAACAACCAGTCTGCCAGTAAGATCACTGATGTACAAAGCCATGCGTCTAAAGCGTACAAAGACGCAGGCAAACCTCTGGGTTTGGATATAAGTAGTTACAACCCAACCAAACACGTGTTGATAGATGAGTTCAAAGCATTGTTGGCGTCTGGACATTTGTTCTTACGAACAGAGGTCGGCATCAATATGAAAGCGTTCTGTGATGCGTATGATCTGTTCGAGAGGCGTAAAGCGCTAGAGATACCTGTGATGTATGTCGATATGGTCACCGATAGATTTGGTGACAAGATATACAGATTAGCTAGATTAAAGAACGGACGACACTACAGCCCGAACCCCTACAAAGAGGTAACAAGTGAGGAGCATTGCCAACAGTCGGATGTTCCCCAGTGGGTTGTGGATCGTGTGTCTACATTGCAGATCGTTGACGATGAAACCTATGTCGAAGGTGTTGGGTACAAGCATTGTGATAATGCCTACACAATACATGTCGATGAGGTGAACCCTTTTGTCGATTGATATGCATGCAGGCGCAATTGGTATGATGAACCATGACACCGCATGCCGTGTTAGAATATCTCCTGTATCCAACTATGTCGAGGTACAATGTCTTAAAGGAATAACACTTGACAACGCTACTAGAAAACACTATCTGTCACTTGATGATACCCCTGAGTGGATACGCGATAGAGTTTATGCCTTGTCAGTGTTAGACCCCGATGCAGAACAGATTGTAGAAGATGTAGGTGTACGTTCAACACCTAACACGTTTTGGGTATTCAAAAAATCAATCGGGCAGATGCCCGAATAAAAAATTCACACCACCTCTGATATTATTTGGGGTGGTGTGTTATAATGTGAGGAGAATAATATGGGGGTGTTACCCTGTTATGCCAATGGCAGACAGACCGCACGTGTAACGTGTGACTGTTGCGGCAAAGAGGTAGTGATTGGTATACCTACCACCAACTACCACAAAAATATGACGCCTAGCCGAAGAGCTAAAATAGAAGCTGAAGTAAAGACAAGCAAGCCAGTTGTTCAAAAAATGAGGTCGGTTGGCTGGTTGGTAAACAAGGCCAAAGTTGTTTGTAATACTTGCGTCAAAAAAGATAAAGAGGAAGAGATGAACCAGAAAATTAGTGTGAAGAAGGTAGCGTCCACCGTTACAAAAATCGAACCCAATATGAAATCTACTCCTGTGCAGCGGCGCGAAATACGTAAGTGGTTAGATGATTTATACGACATTGATAAATGCTGCTATAAAGAAAGTAACTCTGACCACGTTGTGGCTGATCTATGTGAAGGTACGGTGTTATGGGGTTGGGTTAAAGAAATCCGAGAAGTCGACTATGGCGATAATGGTGGCAATGAAGAAGCTGGCCTGCTGGTAAAAGAAGTTAAGAAGCTGTCCGATGCCATAGATACAGCGCTGGCTACCAGTGAGATAGCACAACAGGATTTTCGTAAAGCCTACGAAGCCAACGCTGCTAAGATGCAGAAAGCACATGATGGGTTACAGGCACGACACAAAGAATTAAACGACCTGATTAAGAAGTTAAAGAGGTAGTATGACACCCGAAGCGAAAGTTAAAAAGAAGGCGGTGCAGATACTCAAAGAAATGGGTGCTTACTATTTCTACCCTGTCACTGGTGGTTACGGGCGCAGCGGTGTGCCTGACATAATAGTTTGTTATAAGGGTTTGTTCGTTGGCATCGAATGCAAAGCTGGCAAGAATAAACCCACACCACTACAAGAAAAGAATATGGAAGATATACGCAGGGCAGGTGGCACCGCGCTTGTCATAAATGAAGATAACGTATTACGTCTAAGCAGGACACTGTTTGACTTATCGTCCGGTTAGTATGGCATTCCGAGGCGATGGGGGTAGAGCCGTGAGAGACCCCTACATTGAAATATCCACGGCAGTAAGAGGTGTGCGCCCTTTCGAGATTACCTCTGGCACATTGATCTTACACTGGTTCGCAGGGTGGTTGTGGTTGGCTGCTCTGCGATACCAGTTTCCAAAAATGTAATCGGGCATATGCCCGAATTGAAAATAGGAGAACGACATGGCTCGTAATAAGAAAAAAGAAGAGAAGATTTGGGCGTACAAAGTTAAGCATCCAGAAGCTTCAAACTCAGAAATAGCTAAGGCTACCAAAACATCTTATGGCTACGTGTGGAAGCTGATGAAAAAAGTGGGTACACCGAAAGAAGTACTAGAAGCAGAAGAGTTGCGTAAAGCGACAGGGATCACCGACATTGAACCTGATTGGGCTGGTGTGGGAACCGCAGGGTTTTACGAAGATGTTCCACGTGAAACAGTTTTGCGTCAAAAGATATTGGATGAGGCGCTAAAGAAAATAGAAGGCGAACGCCACGAAGAATACGGCGATGCGGCAGAAAACTTTGATCGCATTGCAGTGTATTGGAACGCTCACCTCGGTTTAAATAATTTCATTACACCTCGTGACGTAGCGGCTATGATGGTTCTGCTTAAAATATCAAGGCTACACGGCGATGGTCCGAAGGATGTGGATACATATATAGATATTTGTGGATACGCTGCAATCGGCGGTGAGATTGCGAGTAGCGATTAATGAAATTAATTACGCTCGACTTTGAAACATTTTACGACAGGGGTTACTCCCTGTCTAAAATTACTACTGAAAACTATATACGCCACCGAGACTTTGAAGTTATTGGCGTTGCGATAAAAGAAGGCGCAGAAGAAACCCACTGGGTTAGCGGCACGCATGAACAGATAGGTGAGTACCTAACACGTTATGATTGGGAAAACAGTATGCTGTTGGCGCACAATACCATGTTCGATGGTGCGATACTCAACTGGCAGTTTGGCATAACTCCTAAGATATACGCTGACACATTATGTATGGCACGCGCTTTGCATGGTGTTGAGAGTAGCGTGTCGCTTGCAAACTTGGCAAAGGCTTATGGCCTGCGAAACAAGGGCGATGAAGTCACACGTGTTATGGGTAAACGTAGAGGAGACTTTACAGATGAGGAGCTAGGCACCTACGGGGATTATTGTGTGCTGGACGTAGACATAACACATGACCTGTTTATGAAAATGATCCGTGCATTTCCGCCAAGAGAATTAAAATTGATAGACTTGACGCTTCGCATGTTTGTTGAACCAACAGTGGATTTGGATGACGGTCTCCTTGAGTTGCACCTAGCCGAAGTTAAAGATCGTAAAGATACGTTACTTGCCAAGGCAAACGTAACGAGAGATGATCTGATGTCGAATGCAAAGTTTGCGGTTCTGCTACAGAAGTTAGGTGTAAAGCCACCTACAAAAACAAGTCCCCGAACCGAGAAGATTACTTTTGCATTTGCAAAATCTGACGAAGAGTTCTTGGCACTGCGAGAACACGAAGATGATCGTGTGCAAGCTTTGGTTGCTGCTAGGTTGGGTACCAAAAGTACCTTAGAAGAAACAAGAACACAGCGTTTCATTGACATCAGCCGTCGTGGGCTTCTACCTGTACCTGTAAGATATTATGCAGCGCATACTGGTAGGTGGGGTGGCGATGACAAGATTAATCTTCAAAACCTACCAAGCCGTGGGCCTAGCGGTAAGAAGTTAAAGAGAAGTATTATTGCGCCAGCAGGACACACGCTGATTGACGCTGATAGCTCACAGATAGAAGCGCGTGTATTGGCATGGTTAGCCGAACAGGATGATTTGGTTACGCAGTTTGCCAATGGTGAAGATGTCTATAAACATATGGCATCAAAGATTTATGATGTAGAGCCAGACGAAGTTGATAAAGACCAGAGGTTCGTAGGCAAAACCACTATTCTTGGCGCAGGGTATGGCATGGGGTCCATAAAATTCCAAAACCAGATGAGTAATTTTGGGTACGATATCTGTAAAAACGAAGCACGCAACATAGTAGATATATACCGCACCACAAACCACAAAATTAAAACTCTTTGGAAGGTTGCCCAAGCGACGATAAAAAATTTACACAACAATAAGTCTACGGAGTTGGGGCGTAGGGGTGTCCTCAAAATAGATGTAGACAAGCAAGCAATAATATTACCGTCTGGCTTGCCAATGTATTACCACGACCTTGAAGTTACGCAAGATGAGGATGGGGGTAACCTTCAATACCACTACAAAACACGTAGAGGCATGGTGAAGATATATGGCGGTAAAGTTGTGGAGAATGTATGTCAAGGAATTGCGCGGTGCATCATAGGTGAACAGATGCTACGCATTGCCAAGAGGTACAAGGTTGTGCTGACTGTACATGACAGTATCGTTAGCTGTGTAACAGATCAGGAGGTTCCAGAAGCACAAGCGTACATAGAAGATTGCATGCGCTGGATACCCGATTGGGCAGATGGTCTGCCGATAAACTGTGAGAGCGGAACAGGCAAATCATATGGAGATTGTGAATGATGGGGAGAAGACCAGATTTTATACCCTCTGAAATTTTTAGGGAGTACATGTCACCCACAAAGCTAAACAAATATTTTAGAGTTGGTGACATGCAAGCATCAAGCTATGTAGCGCGGTGCAAAAACCTTAACAAACCTATAAGGTCTAGGTTTGGTCATCTTTCTAGGTATCGCCCATTAGATGTTGTAGCTAGAGCTAGAGGTGAAGCTTTAACTATAAAACCAACTATGAAGGACCAATTAAAAGTAGATGTAGATTACCTCAAAAATAAACTAACGCGTATGAAGTTAGAGTTGGAAGAGTTGGAAGCTAAAAGAACTCATATCAAACATGTAGCTACAATAGATAGCGTTAGTAGGTGTCTGACTAACCGTGACATGTTACTTGAAAAAGAATTAGTAGCTAATAGTGAATTATATGATTCAGCGTGTGGAGTATATTTTCTTATACACAAAAACAATGTGGTGTATGTTGGGCAGTCTGTAAATGTATTTGGGCGTATACATACTCATGCACAAGAAGGGCATAAAAACTTTGACGCATACACATATATACCATGTAATAAAAAACAGTTGGATGTATTAGAAAGTTTATACATACACGCCCTTGCTCCTAAATTACAAGGTAGGGCAGTACATGGAAATCTATCTGCTCCTTACAGTTTTAATAACCTAATAGAATTAGGGGAAAGGGCAAAATGGGAGAGGGCAAAATGACTAATATAACACCGTGGTCATTCAGCAAGATTAAATCTTTCGAGCAATGTCCTAAACAGTTTTACCATGAGAAGGTAGCGAAAGACTACCCGTTCAAGTCTACGGCAGCTACGATTTACGGTAACAAGTTTCACAAGGCAGCAGAACATTACGTTAAAAACGATACACCGTTACCTGAAGAGTTTAGATTTGCGCAAAAAGGGTTGGATCGTTTAGCAGACAAACGAGGTATTAAATTCTGTGAGCGTAGAATGGGCATTACCGAAGACCTTAAACCCTGCACATTTAGAGACAAAAAAGTTTGGTTTCGTGGTATTGCTGATCTGCTTGTCGTTGATGTGTTGGGCGAAATGGCATGGGTGGTAGATTACAAAACGTCCAAGTCGTCACGTTATGCAGACAAAGGGCAGTTGGAGTTGATGGCTCTTGCAACATTTGCGCATTTCCCTGAGATAAAAAAAGTACGCGCTGGGTTGGTTTTTGTGCTAGTAAACGACTTAGTAAAGCACACCTACGAAGAACATGATAAGGCTGATTTGTGGGAGAAGTGGATTGCTAAGTATAATAATTTACGTGCCGCTGCAGACTCTGACACGTGGAACGCTAGACCTAGTGGGTTATGTAGACGGCACTGTCCTGTAGTAGAATGTGTACACAATGGAGCGAATGCCTGATGCCATATAAAAATCCAAAAGACCGTAAAAAGCAAGTCAACAAACCCGTGGGTAGTAAACCTTTTGAGGCAAGGATGGAACGTCAACGAGCCAGACGCAAAATAGACCGCGAAGGTGTAGATAAGAACAAGAACGGAAAAGCCGACAAACGTGAGGGTAAAGACGTTAGTCACAAGAAAGCACTAAGCAAAGGCGGTTCTAACAAAGACGGTGTTAAAATAGAAAGCCGCAGCAAGAACCGCGCAAGAAACTATAAAAAGAAAAAATAGGAGAACACATGGAAATAGTGGACGGTAAAGCGTTGCTGCTAAAGCTGCGCAATCCAAACCGTGTTACTTCAGTAATACCCAAAAGCAAACAGGTTGACACGAATAGGGTGCTTGTTGATTGGGATATTGATGCGGCACACAAACTAAACAATCTAGGGGTGCAGGTACCTTCGCCTATAGATACTCAGTATAACTGGTCAGGTAGATACAAACCTTTTGCGCACCAGAAAAAGACATCTGCATTCTTTACCATGAACAGACGAGCTTTTTGTTTTAACGAGCAGGGTACAGGCAAAACCGCTAGTGCCATATGGTCGGCTGACTTTTTGATGAACCAAGGCAAGATAAAGAGAGTGCTGGTCATATGCCCACTATCAATTATGGATAGCGCATGGCGAGAAGACTTATCTACGTTTGCACCGCACCGATCTGTGGATGTTGCATATGGCAGTGCAAAGAAACGCGCTGCTATCCTGAACCAAGGTGCCGAGTTTGTTATAATAAATTATGACGGTGTGAACATAGTGTTGGATGAAGTTCGTAACGGTGGTTTTGATTTGATTGTTGTAGATGAAGCCACACATTACAAAAACACGCGCACTAAAAGATGGAAGACGTTACGCAAGATAGTCACCGATAATACATGGCTCTGGATGATGACAGGTACGCCAGCGGCTCAGTCTCCTTTAGATGCGTATGGCCTCGCTAAACTTATTAACCCCGATGCAGTGCCACGGTTTTATAGTTCGTTCCGCGATATGGTAATGACACAGATTACTCAGTTTAGATGGGTTCCCCGAGAAAATGCTTCAGATGTTGTGTATAACGCGTTACAGCCAGCTATACGGTACACGAAAGAAGAATGTCTCGACTTACCAGACATGACGTACACGAAAAGAAAGGTCGAATTAACTCGACAACAGACAAAATACTATGAAATGCTGCGCAAAAGACTGATTATGAAAGTGGGCGAGGACGAAGTATCTGCCATAAACGCAGCCGCTACAATGAACAAACTACTGCAAATAAGTGCTGGTGCAGTCTACACCGATGAGGGTGATGCGTTAGAGTTTGACATAAAAAACCGTTATCAGGTTCTCAAAGAAGTTATAGACGAGACTAGCCAAAAGGTATTGGTGTTCGTGCCGTTTAAACACACGATAGATGTATTGGTGTCAAAGCTACGGTCTGACAACTTAACAGCAGAGGTGATTCGCGGTGATGTCCCCGCGCATGCTAGAACCGATATATTCAAACGGTTTCAAACTATGCCTGACCCCAAGATATTGGTGATACAACCTCAAGCAGCAGCACATGGTGTGACTTTAACTGCTGCGAATACTGTGGTATGGTGGGGTCCGACTTCTTCACTGGAAACATACTCGCAAGCAAATGCAAGGGTGCACAGATCGGGACAAAAGCACCCCTGTACGGTTGTACAGTTACAAGGATCGGCTGTCGAAAAACGCGTGTACGCATTACTTGATAAAAGAATAGACGTGCACACAGAAATGATTAACTTGTACAAAGAACTGCTTGACTAGAGCAGCATACATAACTAAATAATACTTTGTACAAGGAGGAGATGACTATGGGTGACTATTCAAATGCACCTGCCGATAAAATGACAAGAGCGTATCTAAAAATACGCAACAAACGTGCAGAATTAAAAGCGGCATTTACAAAAGAAGATGATGAGTTGGCACGTCAACTCGACACTTTAAAACGCGCACTTCTTAGCTATTGTGATCGTAACAAAGTTGAGAGTGTTAGAACCGATGAGGGGTTATTCTTTCGGTCACAACGCACCAAGTATTGGACAAGCGATTGGGATGCTATGCACAAGTTTGTGATAGAACACGCTGTGCCTGAGTTGTTTGATAAAAGATTAAATCAGACAAACATGAAGCAGTTTCTGGAAGAGAACCCTGAGTTACAACCCGAAGGCTTAAAGATTGACAACGAGTATGTCATATCAGTTAGGAAGAAATAATGACGGCACCATTCGTCCCAATAGAAGATTTAGCTAGTCACTTAGCTGTATCAATATCCACCGTAAGAGGGTGGGTTCGTCAGGGTCACATCCCTGATGATACTTATTTAAAGATCAACAACGTATATCGTTTTGACAAGGAGGCTGTGTCTAAAGCGTTGTTGAAAAGGGCCAGCCCACCACCTGTGCGATACACATCGCACGACAACACACAGTACGAGGAAGATTTAGACCTCGACAGAGATATATAGGAGAACAGCATGGCAGAAGTATATAAAATAATGGGCGCAGAAGCACTATGGCCCAAGTTGGATAGAACTTATCACTTTGATAAGAAAATTAACCAAAGTGTGCCTTGTGATCCGATGGCACCGAACGCTGAATACTCTATCGAATTAAAGATGGATAGCGAGACAGCTAGGCAGTTATATGTAGCTATGATAACCGCCTATAAGAAAGACAAACAGAAAGGTTGGCCTGATGCACCGTCCAACCCGATGATAAAACACGATGACGGTACACGCACTGTCAAGTGCTCACTAAAAGGCCAGTACAACGGATCAGCTACACGCAAACCTTTACAAGTTGACTCAAAAAACAATCCTATGACAGATGATTTTCAGCTTACTACAGGTAGCATTGTAAACGTAGGTGTAACATTTTATCCCTATAAATACATGTCCAACGAGCCGAGCGTGTCACTTCGCTTACGTCAGTTGCAGGTTGTGCAGCTTGCAGATCGCACTATTCGCAGCATGTTCGATGTTGTTGAAGATGGTTATGTCCACAATGAAGAGAGCGTTTTTTCTAGCAATGTAGTAGATATGCCACATAAGAAAGAGTCAGAGGTAGACCTAACAGGTTTTGAGGATGGCAACGGTACGGTGTCCGAACCTGAACCTGTAAAATCGCCTAAAAAAGCGGCAGCGGGTGCGTCTCAACCTTCATCGTTAGATGATATTCTAGAGAACTGGGACGACTAGTTAACACAGCGCGGTCTAACAAGGCCGCGCATTTTTTCTAACAGTGGATGAGAACAATGAATACCCAAGACTTTTTGGGTTCTGTGTTAAGTGACGAAGGGTATTACTGCATAACCATAATCAAAGGGGATTATGTTAAAAACAACTTTTACGAAACATTAGACGAGGCAATAGAGCAAGCTAATAATTTTAACGCCTCAGAGTATAATGTTTACTTCGCTTTAAGCACCTTCATAGAACCAATTAACCGCAAGCAAATAAATGTCCAAGGAGTGAAATCTTTCTTCTTTGATTTGGACTGTGGTCCGCTAAAAGATTTTACATCGCAAGACGAAGCGTTAAAGAAATTAAACTGGTTCTGCAAGAATAACCGATTGCCTAGACCAACTATAATTAATTCTGGTAACGGATTACATGTATACTGGCCTCTAGCTGCGTCAGTTGACGAGGCTACGTGGTATCCAGTTGCAGAGAGCCTCAAGCAGTTATGCGCCAAACAAAATTTTCCTGTTGACCCGTCACGCACGTCTGATGCGGCTAGTATATTACG